GAAATTCCCAAGTTGTCCAAAATCATGGGCGATTTCCGTCCAATACCGGTCACGATTGATTGAACAAGGTAGTCAACGGAATCCCCCGTTTCCTGTGCGCGGCGTGATGCGAATTCCAACAACCCCGCCATTTCTTTCAATGGGATTCCAAAGTTGCCGGCCTTCACGGCGTTTTGCATCAATTCCAAATCGGAAACCGTTCCGCGTGTTGCCTTGCGTAATTCGTCCAACATCCCCGCCGGGGCCATGCGTTGGAACGCAACACGAACACCGTCGGCCTGGCCGGCCAAACGTGACGTTTCCGTCACCAATTGTTGTATTCCGTTGACGGCAAATGCGCCCGCAATCATTCCACCAACCGCGTTGAATTTGGACGACAAACCGCCCAACGTGCGATCAACGTTTTGCATCGCCGACCGGAATTCAGCCAAATCCGCGCCGATTCTGAAATTGATTGAACCTAAACCCGCCATTTATCAATCGTTTTTTTCGGGCGTTAACATACCCAAATCTTCGGCCAATTTAATCAATTCAAACCGGGTAGGAATCCGTTTTTGTTTCGTTTTTTTGGTTGTTTTTTCCCACGGGAATACGGCCAAATCGGTCGCCTTCACCGGGCGTTTCAAATGCGGATTGATCACAATGGCCGCCAACCAACGCGATTGTTCCCACGACGTTTTGAAATCGCGTTCAATGCGTTCAAAATGACCGGCCGATTTGTTCGCAAATTCCCGCGCTGTCATGTCGTAAAATTCGGACAATGGCATCGCCATTTCGCCCAACGCGATGGCTTCGATTTTATCCCACGTCAACGGGTCGCCGTCGGTTGGGCGACCTACTTTCCCGCTTCGTCGGGTGTTTCCTGTTTGAACGAACGCGCGAACACGTCCATCACCTTTGTCAATGCGGATTGGTCGGCGTCGAGCAAATCGGAAACGTCGTCCATCGTTAAACTGAACGGTGTTTTTTCGACCCGGTGGCCGTCTTTCAACCCGGACCACATCAACGCGATGGCGTCGTTGATTCCGATGTTGTTGTTCAATGACATGATTTCGCCCAACGTTTTTCCCGTTTCGTTGCCAAATAATCGCAACGCGTTGAACCCAAATTTCACGGGGTAATTTTTCCCGGCAATCACAACGATTTCAGTCATAAAAATAAATTTGTGAATGTAGGGCGATTCCTCGCCCCACACCCGGTTTGGCTTTTACGATGCCGTGGCTTCGGTCAAAGTACCGTCGCCTTCGATTGAAAAGGAAAACGAATTGTTGTCCTCAACCCCGCCGTCCTGCGACAACGATGTCAAATATCCGTAGCCCTTGTATTGCTTTTCGCCGGACGTTGTGGATCCGAAACGGAAATACAATCGCGTCCGGCTGGAAATGTGACCGAAAAGGTCGGCAAATCCCGCTTTGGACGTCAAATTGTATGTCACCATTCCCTCACCGGACAACGACCACGATTTCAGACCGCCCAACAATTCGCGCCATCCGGCGGAATCTTTGGTGGTCACGTCGCGGACTTCCATGTTCATTTGCAAAGACGCGGACGTGGCTTTTCCAACCGTGGTATAGGTGGTTCCGCCGTCCGTTGAAATTGCAACGATCACATCGGTCCCGTTCATTACGTTCGTTGATGCTGGCATGACTTATTGTTTTTTAGTAGGTTCAACCAATTTGGCTTTCACCAATTGGGCGGCGATGTCTTTGGTAACTTCAACCACGGAACCCGCCTTGATGGTGTGTTCGCGTTTGATTTCCCAATCGCCTATCAATTTAATTTCAATCATTGTTTCAAGATTTAGGAATCCGAAAAGTTAGATCAATTTGCCCGCCGAAAAATTCGTCTTTATCGGAATAAATATCGCGAAAATCGTCGAACGAACAAGATTGATATTGTACCCCTGCCACGGGACCGGACGTTCTGGGGAAGGTAGCCCGGACACCTTCAACAGCGCTTTGAATGTCGCTGTATTTCGTTGATACCATTGTGATCCGAACCAACGTTTCGTCGATTTCGGAATCGTTGTCCTTTGACCCGTTTGGATTTGTACGGACAATTTCATACACGGCGTACGGCGCGGTCAACACGCCTTGGGCCGCGATGAATGGGTAAACGCGACCGGCAAAAATGCCGTTCAATGTCGCGTTGTTGTCGAATTTGTATTTGATTACTTTGCCAATCATTGTCAAACTTTCATTCCGCGCGAACGCAATTGGTTCAAATACTTTTGCGCTTCCTGGAAAAACGCCGTTTTGAATTCAGCGTTGACGGCCGGCGCGGCTTTCATCCGTGCGCGGTCGGCGAATCCCAAGTTTTCACCGCGATATTTTCCATCGGACAAATATCCGTAATTCACGAAATGCGCGTACCAACCGCCTTTGTTGGGGTTTCGGAACGCACCTTTGACACGTGGACCGATTACGGTCAACAACATATCTTTTTTCTTGGACTTGAAAAACATCGCCGCGATTGAATCCCGCAATTGACCGGGTCGAACTTGGGCGTAAACCTTGCCGTCACGATAAACGGTGAACGGTGCGTCCGACAAATTTTTGATTTCGTCGCGGTACGATTGAATCATTGGTTTGGCGGCGCGGCGACCGGCGGTTCGCATCACACGCATACGCAATGCTTCATCGAATTTTTTGATGTTTTTCAAAACTTCTTCGACGCCCTCAACGGACAACGCAACGCCCGGCGTTGAATTGGTCCCACCGCGGGACGAACGCGCCATTCCGCGCCCCCTGGCCCTCGCTCGGTCGCGTTGACCGATGTACATTGTAAGACGCCCGGCCATTTTAGAAAATCAAACGGGTTTTGATCAACATCCAACGTTTGCGCTCAACGGGCAAAACGTTTTCAATTTCAAACGTTTGGCCATCCCAAACGATTTGACACTTTTCATTGAAATTCGTGTTGTAACGGATCACGAATGAAACGTTTTTCACGGCTTCTAATCGGTCGGAAACTTCGCCCTCGTCGCCGGGCGCAAAATTGACGGCCGCCCACACTTGGCCATTGTCCGCATAAACGCGGACCGATTGCCCAAATGCGTCGGTTGTTTCCGTCGGCGTCCGCAACGTGATGCGGCGGTCCAATTGTCCGATGTCTTTGATGTCCATTTTTAGAACGTGAAAACGCGGTAAGGGGTCATCAGATATTCCGACGCCGTTGGCAATTGTTTTATACTGTCTTGACGTTTTTCGTACATATCGGCAATGATCAACAACATCGCTTGTTTGATGGGTCCGGGAACGTCCGTGGCGGACGAATAGCCCACAACATAACGAATGATCACCGCGTTGATGGTGTCTTCGGTATCGGCCCAACCATCAGTTGAAATGATTCGGGCGGGTTCTGAAATTATGTCCGTCCGATATTTGGACGAATTGACCGTTTGTTCAACGCCCAATCCATCCAAATACTTCACGGACGAAATCGATTGAACGGGGCCGCGTGACAAATAGATTATGTCCGATTGGCCCACGCGATACGGGGGAAAATAGTCGAAAAATTCTTCGATTGTTGTGGTCATCAAAATCCGGCGCGTGTATTGTTCGCACAATTGACGGGCCGCCGAAATCAACGCGGTGATCAATGCGTCTTCGGCATTGGAATCGACACGCAAAAACAATTTTGCGTCCGCCAATGAAATCGGTTCGGCCGTTGCCGGGGTGATGATTTTGATCGACATTTTTATCGTTTTTCCCGTTTCGTATTCGTTGCTCGTTCTTTCTTTTCAACGGCTTTTTCACCGATGGCGCGGCAATAACCCAACGCCAACCATTCGGTGGCAAACGCCGTTGGGACGGTCGTCACATCGCCTGCGTGATGTGAAAAACCGTCACCAACGATCGATTGCAAAAATTCAACCGTAATCATTACGCTTGAACAAGGTGCTTGATGGCGTTGCTTTGCAACAAACCAGCGTCAACGCGCTTGAACGCGGTGAATCCTACGACCAAAGATGCGGCGTACAATTCGTCTTGACGAAGGAATTGCAAAGGTCCAGCAACACGAACAACGTATTTGCTGAAATCACCAAATACAACGGACTTGTTTCCGGTCGCGATGGCGGCCATGTCGTTATTGACGTAAACGGGTTTTCCGAACAACATATCGGGTTGGCCAACGGCCGTTCCGGGCATGAACACGGGGTAATCGTTAGCGGAACCGATGCCCAATTTGCGTACAGCTGAAAGGGTTGAATCCTTCATCATAAACGCGGCATTTGCTGAATTGCGGTAAGCGGGGTCAACCGAATACATCAAATCCAACAATTCGGCGGCGGTGATTGCGGTGGCACTTGCGGCGGTTTTACCCGCAGCTGAACCGTACACAACGCCGGTGGGCTTGGATGAACCGTCACCCGTGGTGAACGCGGCGTTGGTTCCGCGGGCGATCCGCTGACCCAATGCGTCAACCAAAAACGCTTCCAGGTCGAAGGCGGCGTCTTGCAACAATTGACGTGATACCTTCACGATTTTAGACGTGTAAGTGTACGCGCCCAAATTCACCGCGCTGAACGTCATGTCGGAAACGGCGTCGGCATTTGCTTCGGCCAAAATAGCACCGACAACGGACGTGTCATCAACGGTTGGGTAAGGCAACAAACCGCCGGTGGTGGTGTTCAACACTTGGGCCAATTGCTCAACGGGACCGGCGAATTTCATCGCAACGTCCAATGCGTTGCTGAAATCTTCGGGAACCAGGTAACCACCCAAAGAATCGGTACCTTCGATTTGCGTGGATGTTCCGCGCAATTCGGCGCGCTCTTCGGTGTTCAAAGAATTGATACCATGGCGCAGGAATTTAGCGAAAACGGCACGGGCTTCGGGCTTACCGGCGGCGGCGCGTTCTTCGGCGCGTTCTTCACGCTTGGAAGCGATTTCGCGTTTCATGGCTTCGGAACGCTCGACGCGCTCGAAATTCGCCTTCAATTCGTTGGCGTCGTTTTCCATTGAATCGAACTTCGATCCTTCTTCGGCGTTCAATGAACGTCCTTCGGCTTGGGCGGCGGCGACCAAACCATTCATTTGCTCGATAAGAGCGGCGCGTTTTTCGCGCAATTGAACTGAATTCATTTTGGTTCAGATTTGATTTTTAATTAAACGAACCCGGAACGCCTGGATTGGCGTTTCGGTTTTTGAACCGTCCACACGGTTCGGGTTCCGTTGCTCTTGTTCGGCGTGGCTTTCACGCTTTCCAATGGCAACGGACGTGGCAGGGTACGCGGGGTAGGTCACCGGCGAAACGTCGTATAAACGACCTACCTTTTCGATGAATCGGAACAACACGTTTCCGCGTTGAATCCAGGTATCTTTTTTGATGGTGAAACCAAACGACGATTGGGTAACGTCGCCGCGCTCCATCAACACGATCAAATCGTTGCCGTACGACGTGTTTGGCGATTCGTATTCGTAACCCAACCCACGCGCATCAACGAACAATTTCAATGTTCCGGATGTTGTGCGGCCCAACAAATAGTTGGGATCGTGGTTGTACAATGCGCGGACGTCGTCGTTCATAACGTCGTCAAACGCGCCGGGTTTGATTATTTCAATAAACCCGCCCAAATCCTCGGATTCGGAATTGAAAACAGCGGCGTAACCGTGAACCATGCGGCCGTTGGAAATGCCTATTTCGGAAATCGCGCGGCGTTCCATGATCGGGGATGAACCGCGTTGTTCGTCGTCGTATTTGGTCAACGTCGAAAAACTGTGAACCACGTTCAATTCGGGAACGCGTTCCGTGTACGTTGATTCGTCTTCGTTGTAATCGTAAATGCGAACCAACGCGGCGGGATTTTCTTCGGTTCCGGTGATGGTGAACCCGGAATCGGCGACCAATTCGCCCGACGTTTCAACCTGCACGATTCGCCCGTATGCGAAACCGGTTGATGTGTTCCAACGAACGAAATCACCAACGAACAATTCACCGGCGGCGGCGCGTGACAATTTGGATTCTTCTTCTTCGTTCCAATCCTCGATCACGTCTTCGCACCATTCCATCATTGGGTCGCCGCCCCATGCGGCGTACATCACCGAACCGCAAACGACATTCCCTTCGGAATCCTCAAATTCGCCCGTGTCGTAAACTTTGGCGCGGGCCAAAAACGAATAAGTCCGGACAACGACTTCGTCCGAAATCGCTTCGCGCTTTGCCAATTGATTGGCGCGCGCCCAACCGACTTCGGTTCCGCAATCAATGTCGCGTTCGGCTTTGAAATCCAACGCGCGCTGTGCGTTTTCGCTGGCTTCGATTGGGTAGTCAAAATAAGGCATTATTCGTATTGGTTTTGCAACGAATCGTCGGTCGCGACGTTCGTCATGTTCAGCGGCGAAATGTAAATGTCACCGCCATCAATTGGGTTCATGTTTTCCATGTCGCGGACGTCGTTCGCCGACAACCAGCCCCATTGACGACCAACCGCATAGGCGGTGTACCGCGATTGGATGTTTCCACGCAACAAACCTTCCAGGTTGAAACGAACGTAAAAACGGCCGCGTTCATCTTCGCGGAACAATTTCCGATTGAATTCCGATTCATACGCTTTCACCATCGGACGGACGGTGTCACGCACAAACGAAATGCCTTGTTCTTCAATGTTGGCACGGGACGAAGAATTGTCCATTTCGCCCAACATAAACAGCGGCACACGGAAAAAACGGGCGATGTCGGCGATTTGGAATTTGCGCGATTCCAAAAATTGGGCGTCGTTTGGCGGGATTCCAATCCGCTCGTATTTCATCCCCTCTTCCAAAATCGCGGTTCCGTGGGCATTGTCCAAACCACCCTGCGCGGAATCCCACGAACGTTTCAATCGTTTGGCGGCATCGTCGGTCAATGTGCCGGGGTGAATCAAAACGCCACCCAAATTCGCACCGTTGCCAAAAAATTGCGCCCCGAATGATTGCGCGGCCAATCCCATTCCGATCGCTTCACGCGCGGCGGTCAATGTGGATTTTCCGACCAACCCGTCGAGCGTCAACCCCATCACATGCAACATGTGGGCATCGTCGATTGCTTCGGCCTTTTTGTCCACGATGTAGAACTTTTCCCCTTCGACGATTTTGATTTGGACGCGCTTTGGATGGATTGCGCGTAACTCAACGGGTCGCCCGGCTCCATTGCGTACAATTTGCGCGAACGCATTTCCGTACAATTGGCGGCAGGATTCCAAATAAGAAAAAAACGTGTATTCGCTTTGGAAATTATTTGGGTAATTCAAAACCAATGCGACCGGATGGGAATTTGAAATAAATTTTCCTTCGGGCGTTTGTTCGTAAACATGAAGCGGCAATGACGCAAAAGTTTCGGACAAAATCCGAACGGATCCCCAAACGGCTGAAAATTGCAACGAAGAATCTTCGGTGACGGATGTTCCCGATTTCGTTTTGAACATTAGGTCGTACAACCACGACGCGGGGCGGGTCAATGACGATGAAACGGTCGAAGACCGAATCAAATTCACCGGGTTGATTCGTTGCAAAAACGTTGGGCGGGGTTCATCCATGAAACAAATTTCCGAAATGCAAAATGAAAAAAACGGAATTTGGTTTCATTTGTTCGATTCGCCTTGTGGGGTTGGTGGTGATGGGTGTGTTGGGGAATGTGGATGAAAAGGTATGGGACCCCCCATAGGGGGGCCCATCCATTCACATACCCACACCCACACCGACAACCACACACCCACATCCACGGACATCACGCCGAACCATTGGCCCGGCGGGTCGCGACGACCAAATGCACCGCGTAACCGATCAAGTCCATCAACGTATCTTCGGTTTCATCCGACAACCCGACGCGGCGAATCCGTCCCAATTTGTCGTCCATCCTGGCGCAAATGCCATCCACGACCGAACCACGGTGAAACGTCTGAATTGGGTTTTGCAACGAATCGCCGTAATTCAAATTCTTGGTTTCCAAAATTCCGCGCAATTCAAACAAAACTTCGTCGATTTCCTGCATCGTTTTTTCGTGTCCGGTTGACGAAATTTTGACATTTTTTGTTGTCATTTTTTCCGCTTTTTTAGATTGTTTTTGAAATGCTTTTTGATGTACGTTCGGAACGAATCGTACGACGCAAAACGCCGCCGAATGTATTCAATTTCGTGCAATTCTTCGGCCAATTCATACGCTTCACGGTGTGAATTCCCTTCGCGAATGAATTCAATGAAAACGTTCCAAAACGAAAAGGCCGTGGCCATTTCCGATTTGAATGTTTTGTTTAAGTTTACCGCCATAGTTGGTTGAATTACAAAATGATAATTCCGCGTTCGTTATACACCGAATCGGACGACGGCGTTTCGCGGGACATCATGTACGCGCCCATCGCCATCGCCAACCCGACCATTCCGTCGATTTTGTCTGACGATTTGGATTTGTCGAATTTGATGTTGTCCGACGGGTCGCGTTTGGCTTGGACATTCGAGGCCATCCAACGCAACACACCATTCCCGCCGTGATTCAATTTGCCCGAACGGACAACGACTTCCAGATTTTTGATTGGTGCGGACATTGACGCGAAACCCTGCCCGAACGGCAAACATTCGATTCCGTGATCCACGATGTCGGGAATAATCGTGGACGAATTCCAACGGTCAAACGCGATTTGTCGGATTTTGTATCGGTCGGCCAATGCTTTGATGTCGTTGAATAAAACGCGGTAATCGGTGGAATTTCCTTGTGTTGCTTTCAATTCGCCCGATTTCACGAACGCCGAATAATCCGCACCAACACGTCCGCGCCGTTTGTCAACGGCTGAATCAGTCACCCAAAAATTCGACAATACCGCGAATTTGCCGTCGTCCAATGGGAACAACAACACCAATGCGGTGATGTCTTCGGTGGCCGCCAAATCCAACCCCGCGAAACATTCGCGCCCGGTAAGGTCCGGCAATGGTTCAACGCCCGACATCCAATCGTCGTCCGACAACCATTTTTCTTCGGACGACGTCCATTGATTCAAATGCAAACGGCGAAACGTGTTTTCGTACGTCGTCAATGTTTTGGCCTTTTGCGCTTGGGTTAACATGTAGTCGTTTTTGATCGTGACGCCCAAACCCGGATTGGCCATCGCCCAAATCTTTGGGTCGAAAATGTCGGCGTCGGATGGGGCTTCGTAAACGATGGGCAAAAACGTCGGGTCGTCAATGATTCCGTCGCGGACTTTCAAAGCATAGTCGTACACCTCGTAGCAAATTGATTGCTTGTCGTGTCCGGCGGTGGTGATGGCCAAAACCAACGGTTGACGCCGTGCGCCGGTTGACGTGTTCAATACATCCCACAATTCACGGTTCGGCTGACTGTGCAATTCGTCGAACAACACCGCCGAACAGTTGAATCCGTGTTTGGTGTCGGCATCAGCTGAAAGGGCCTGGATGAATGACGCGTCCTTTTTCAACACGATTGAATTGCGGTACACGTTGCAACGCTTCGCCATTTCGGGCGAATTTAAGATCATTTGTTTTTGAATTTCGTGAATAATCGCGGCCTGTCCGCGGTCGGCGGCGGCCGTTACGATTTCCGCGCCTGGCTCACCTTCGCCAAACAAAAGATACAAACCAATCGCCGCGATCAAATTGGATTTCCCGTTTTTCCGCGGCAACATCAAAAACGCCGTCCGGTATTGGCGAATACCGTTTTCGTCCACCATACCGAAAAGCGGGTTGATTATGTCGTCGATTTGCCATTGCTCCAAAATGAAAGGTTCTTTGGCCAATTCACCTTTGACGTGGGAACATTGCGTTTCGATGAATCGAACAACGCGCGCGGCTTTGATGGGGTCGAAATGGTATTTCATAGTCCGCAATATCCCGAATCACATTCGTTGAAATCCGTGTCAAACAATTCAAATTGTGGGTTCCACGATTTAATTGAATCGTATGTGACGTCGCTTCGCCATGTGGCGTTGTTCGTGCTTTCACGTTCGCGCTTCGCGAACCATTCCAATTTGTTCGGGTGTTTTTCCCACATCTTTTTCAATAGCAATGGGTTTTTATGAAAACACCCAACGCAATTGTTCATCCAGGCAAAACGAACGGGTTTGTCTTTCCAAAATTCTTCAATCGCATCTTTGTAAATGTTCGCATCAATCAACGGAAAAGACGGCTTTTGATATGCTACATTTTCCCATTTGTTGCGTCCGTCTGGATGTTTTCCAAATGTTGCTTTGAATTCTGACAATCCATTCTCATTGCATCGCTCCAACATATTGACCGCGCGGCGTTTTTCATTCGCTCTGAATCCAATTCGCGTTTCAATTGGTTCGCCAACGTTTTCGGCCCACCAATAAAACATTGGCTCTATTTTCATTTCAACCGTGCAAAATCTCTGAACCTTGTTTGGAAGATATACCTTGTCTTTTCTTGTTGTTATTTGGTCAAAGGTCTTTCCAGTCACCCAAGTGATTTCACGCCCGATGAATTGTTCCAAATCCAAAATCGTATAAATGATTGTATCATCCTCGGCCGTGCCAATGAATGGCGCTTGGATTCGGTCTTCGATTTGCTTCCGAATAACTTCGTCCGGGAACTTTGCCATTGGGTCGGAAATTCTAACAAGAGAAAAAACATCATAATCCGCGGGGTAATTTGCGGCGATGTACGCGGACGTTTTGCCGCCTGATATTGAATTCACTGTCTTCATGCGAACATATCGTCAACGTCTTCGACTTCTTCTTTTTTGCCAAGTTTTGCGCGCGAAGACGGCGTCAATCCGAATTCACCAATGATCTTTTTCATACGGTCCCACGCGTTTTGATACATCGCGACTTCGGGCCGTGGTCGAATCATTATTTGTCCGGCTTCGGTGATGGTTTCGTACGTCGCGCCCAACCGCCGAACGACATCGCGTGACGCGGTGTAATCTTCCCACGCGTCGGCCAACATTTGTAAGGCGTACCCATCCAGGTCGGACAACACGCCCAACCGGGAAAGGCGTTCGGACAAATGCGCGAACGTTTGCGTTGCCACATCGCCCGACACAAACGGCATCGTTGGTGTTGCGTTTGGCAATTCCAACCGATCGGCGTGACGGTGCTTTTTGAACGTGCCGTTCGCTTTGATCAGGTTGGTTGGCTTGGGGGGTCTTCCGGCGGGCATATTATACAAAGTTATTGAATTTCAAACGGTTGTGAATTGGACTTTTGGGGTCAAAATAACGTCCACACGTGCGACGGCT